ATTCAGGGCCATGGCCTTGTCGGTCAGGATGGCAATGGCTAGGGGCAACTGGCCCACGGGCAGGTTGTCCACCTCTTCGACCAGACGCTGGCCCATCTTAGCCGCGGCCTGCATGAGGTTGTTGCGGTGACCCTTCTTCCACGCGTTCAGTTCGAGCGTGCCGCCCATATCGTTCCTGATGGCGGTCACGGTATGCTCCGAGGACCCAACGGCCTTGGCGACGGCAACGAGGCCCTCTCCCTCCTTCAGCCGCTTCTCAATCTCAGCCCGCTTCTCAGGGGGCACCTTAGACCCAGTGTGACGCGAGCCGACGTCGGTCCTGATAGGCTCCTGCTTAGGTTCGTATTCCATACCTGTATTGTCTTGAGGTGTCCTGAATGGTCAACTACGTACGGCACCCCATGACCACGCCCAGCACCCAGACCACCTACCACTTCAACATCGACCCGCCCACCAGCACGCACCAAGCGGCCCTGCGTATCCTGAAAAACAAGACGACGGGGAAGATGTTCGTCGGCAAGATGAAGAAGTCCGAGACCAAGAACTGGGAGGGCCAGTTCAGGGCTGAGTTGCTGAAGCACAAGCCCAAGTTCCCCATCCCAGCCCACACCCCCGTGCGGCTTATCTTCGCCCTCTTCTACGTCCCGCCCAAGAGCCGCCCGTGCAAGGAGATTGAATGGAAGGTGACCAAGCCTGACGCGGACAACGTGGTCAAGGTGATGATGGACTCGCTGGTAGCCGAGGGGTACATCCAAGCCGACCAGCAGGTGGCGGACCTCCGCGTGATGAAACTGGAGTGGGATAAGGGGGGCTTTATCGAACTAATCATCGACCAGCCTGCCCCGTTTGTGTCGGCCTGAGTATGACACAAATGCCCCAAAGTGGGGCTTGCAGAACGGAACGGATGTACCACAGTGGAAGTCCAGCAACCGCTATGAAGAACACATCCAAGTACCGCCGCCACTACGGGTTTCGCAAGCCCACCAAGCCTAAGACCATCGAGTTCGCCGACGGCGTCACGCGTATCCAGCACGCCGTGACCCTCGACAAGACTCAGTACGACTACGCGGTGAACATCGCCGCCCTCAGGAACGTCTCCGTCACCTACCTCATCAGCACCCTGCTGAAGGACGCGGTCGACGCCGAGGTCACCCGAATCCTCACCAACCTCAAGTAACTCTCCACCCACACAAACAACCATGACCATACCCAAAATCAACAACCTGCTCTCCGCTCCTGAGTACTTCGCGTACAGCGGCCTGAGCAAAACCCAACTCGGCTACCTGAAGCAGTCGCCGTCTCACCTGAGGAACTACCTCGACACGCCGCACAAGCCCGCGACGCCCGACCAGAAGTTCGGCTCCGCGGTGCACACCGCGTGCCTCGAGCCTGACGCCTTCGCTGACCGTTACTGCGTGGCTCCCGTCGTGGACCGCCGCACCACTGTCGGCAAGGCCGCGTACGCGGAGTTCCTCGCCGCCAACGTGGGCAAGGAAGCCATCGACGCCGAGGACTACCAGACCGTGCTCAACATCGCCGCGGCCTTCCGTGCCTGCCCTGCCCTCAAGCAGTTCGGCATCAGCGAAGGTGAAGGCATCGCCGAGGCCAGCGTCTTCGCTGTCGACGGTGGTACCAACCTGAGCATCAAGGCCCGCCTCGATTACTACCATCCCGCCACGAACACCATCCTCGATATCAAGACGACCAAGTCGGCTGATTTCTGGTCGTTCCGCCGCGAGATTTTCAAGTACTCGTACGCGTTGCAGAGTGCCCATTACCGCGACATCGTGGAGCAAATCACGGGCAAGCCCGCTCGCTTCATCTTCGTTGCGGTGGAGAAGGAAAGCCCGCACGGCATCCAGTTGTTCGAGTTGGACGCTGAGTCCCACCTGAAGGCTGACACCGAGCGTCGCGAACTCATCCGCGGATGGGCCAAGGCCCTCGCCACTAACACGTTCACCTCCTACCCGTCCGAGGTCGCCTCGGTCACGCTCTAATGGACCCGACCCATCTGGTCATCGACATCGCCGAGAAGCGGGACCTCGGCGTCACGTTCCACGTGCTGGTGCTCGCGTACCTGCGGGCCAAGGCAACGGACTCGGACCTCGGTCCGTGCAAGGTGACGGTCAAGAACACCGAGATTGCCAAGTACTTCGGCGTGACCAAGCGTTACGCCACCGAGGCCGTGACGGCCCTTCGCCAGAAGGGTTACGTCAAGGGCTTCGAGTACGACGGGAGGGTGCGAACCATCGTCCTAGCATGAGCGACGTTAAGCCATCACTCGGGTTCGTCGGCATCTTCGTGCCGCGTGACCTCGTGCTCAGGGAAGACCTGACGCTGACCGAGAAGGTGCTCGCCGCCGTCGTCGACTCGCTCGACAACGGTGTCGGGTGCTGGGCGTCCAACGCCTACCTCGGCGGTATCATCGGGTGCGGCGAGCGTCAGGTACGCGAGTACCTTACCCGCCTCGAGTCCCTCGGCATCATCGTGCGTCGTCAGGAGCAGGACGGCACCCGCCGCATCACGACGGTCTACGCCAAGGCCATCAGGGACCTGAAGGAAAGTTCCACGGCGGAAAACCGCCACCCTCAGGCGGAGGAAAAGACCCTCCCCCCTAGGCAGGATTCCGCCACCAATAGGAAAGAGGATAAGAAAGGTGATAGCAAAGATATCTCTGTTGCATCTCTTCTCAGTTCAATCGGGGTCACGGACAAGGAGTCCATCGACACCGTCACTGAGTTCGTGAAGCACCGCGAGGACATCAAGCGTCCCCTGACCCAGCGGTCCCTCATCCAGAACATCGGAGTCATCAAGGCTCAGGCCGACACGCAGGCCGTGCCGTTCGCTTCCGCCGCCAAGGACATCGTCGGTGCCACCGTTCGCAACGGCTGGTACGGACTGTTCCCGACCGCGACGAAGAAGACCACCAAGCAAACCCTTAAGGCCAACGACCATGGAGCATTCTGAACTAGGCAACTGCATCTACTGCGGAGCCGTGACCAAGGGCATCAACCTCGGCGTCATCTCCTTCCCGCCTGCCCAGTGCTGTGCGTCGAAGGACTGCATCGCCAAGAACGATGCCGCCGCCCGTGAGGCTGACCGCAAGCGTCTCATCCAGAGCACGCCTGCCTTGGTCATCCCTCCCGTGTACCGCGACACCGACCTGACGCGTCTGCCTGCCCGCTGTGCCGCCGCGGCCCGCGACTGGACGCCTGAGAGCGGCAAGGGCAACCTGCTCATCCACGGCACCACCCGCACGGGCAAGAGCCGCACGGCATGGTACATCGCCAGCAGGCTCCACCCGTTCCCGTCGGTCACGCACCTCAGCATGAGGGACGTGGAGTTCCAACTGGCTGAGGGCTACGCCCGCGGCACGTGGCACCGTATCGTCGACGCGTGGTGCAAGGCACCGCTCCTCTTCATCGACGACCTCGGAAAGGAAAAGGCCACCGAGAAGATTGGCTCCATCCTGTTCCAGATTATCGACGAGCGTACGGTGAACAAATTACCCACCATCGTGACGACGAATCACAACGGTACCGCCCTCGAGGCCCGCTTCATCGAGCCTGAGACTGGTGCCGCGTTCATCGCCCGACTGCGTGAGTTCTTCGACACCGTATCCGCGAACCAAGGTTGACAATAAGGCCCCACATTGCACCATCCAATCCAACAACCATGAAGCACATCCTACTACTACTACTCACCGCCGCCGCGGCTCACGCCACGGTGGTCACCGACCAGTTCCTCGAACGCGTCGCGTATGTCGAAAGCAATAACCGCTCCACCGCGGTCGGCGACAACGGCAAGGCACGCGGAGCCTTCCAGTTCTGGGCCATCGGTTGGGAGCACACCTCTCAACTACGCAAGGCCAAGGGCCTGAGCGTGTATCCGTACTACGCCGCGGCTGACACCGCGATTGCTACCGAGTACGCCCGCACGTACCTCCAGTACCTCGAGGCCAGCCTGACGAAGTCTCTAGGCCGCAAGCCCACCGCGGGCGAAGTGTACGCCGCGTGGAACTGCGGACTGGGCCGCTTCCGCCAGTTGGGCTTCGACCTGAGCCGCGTTCCAGCCACCACCAAGAAAGCCATCAGCAAACTGTGAGACGCCTTATGAACTTTGACGAAGAACTTGCGGCACTCGGCAAGGAGTTCACCGAACTCCGCGAGGAGAACGCCCGCCTCAAGGCCGAGGTCAATCGGCTCGAGGCAGAGGTAAAGGACCTCAATGGTAAATTGAACCACACCAAGACCCTACTGGTACGTGCCAGCGGAAGCACACACGCATGAAAGGCCCGAGCATGAAGAACAAGGCGTTCAAGAAGCGTAGCCTGACGCCTGAGGAGAAGAAGACGGTCGCCGCGTGGAAGGCTGAAATGAAAGCACGCTGGAGCAAGATGCTCGAGCGTAACCAGTGGAAGCCTACCAAGTGAGCCGCCCTACCTACGAGACCAGCGAGCACCTCGACGGCGAACGCCGTGCCATCGAGCATGTCGAGGCCATCTGGGGCGTGCAGTGCAACAAGACCCCCAAGTACTACAAGATTGATTACACCGTGGTCTCACCGAACAACAACGTCGTTGGCTGGGCCGAGGTCCGCGGGAAGAACTTCGTCCGCGGGAAGTACCGCACGTTCTACACGTCGCTCGAGAAGGCCATGACCCTAGTCCGCTTCGAGGCCCTGACCGCCAAGCCCGCGGTCGTCATCGTCGCGTGGCTCGACGGCATCTACTGCTACAGGTTCACGGTCAACGACACCCGCACCCGTCAAATCAAGTGGGACGGTCGCACGGTCAACAGCCGCGGCGACGACCAAGACATCGAACCAGTCATCCACATTCCAGTCGACGCGTTCACCCTTATCAGCGAGACTCCCTGCCCCTTCGCATGAAGACGTTCAAACTGTTCGACGCACCGACGCGTTACATCTTCGAGTCCACCAAGAAGGATGCGGCCCACGTCGTTGACCTGACCGAGCACGACTACATTGGCGAGTGCTCGTGCGAGCACTTCCAGATGAAACTGCTCCCCGTGCTCCGCGAGACGTCGCGTGCCGACCGCGAGGCCAATCCGAGCAAGCACCGTTGCAAGCACATCATCGCCGTCCGCGAGGGCGTCGCCAATATCTTCATAGCCGCCTTGGACGCGACGAACGAACTCCAATAATTTCCCACCATGAGTAACGACATCATCAACAAACTTCGGGCACCGTTTCCCGAAGACCGCATCGAATGGCGAATCCAGTCGTGCGGCGAAAAGACGGACGGTACGGTCTGGGCACGTGTGCTCGCGTACATCGACAACCGCTCCGCGATGGAGCGTCTGGACGAGGTCTTCGGCCTCGACTGGTCGCACCGCGAGGAGTTCCACAACATCGGCAACTCTGCCGTCTGCGTCGTGACCATCACGACCGCGGGCCGCACCGTCACTGGTTCGTGCGAAGTGGAACTGAACAAGGGCGACGACATCGACCCGTTCAAGTCCGCGGCGAGCGGAGCCATGAAGCGTGCCGTCGTGAACCTCGGCATCGGTCGATACCTGTACGACCTGCCTGAAGCGTGGGCCGTCATCAGCGACCGCGGCAAGCATCAGGGCAAGACCAAGCAGGGCACACGCTTCCGCTGGGATGCTCCGAGCCTCGATGGTGCCGCACGTGCTACGACCGAAGCGTCGTATAATTCCAACTACGTCGCTATCGACCACTTGGTGCCGTCGATTAACTCCGCCGCTAGGAGTCCTACTCCCGCAACCGCTCCCGCGGTGACGCCTGTCGCCGACGCTGGAGACTGGCGGAGCGTCGTCATCCCTTTCGGAAAGCAACAGGGGAAGACGCTTGGTTCGTTGCCCGCGGCTTCTTTGAAGTGGTGGCAGGACAACTACCAGCCGAAGCCGTACAAGGACCGCATCAGCGACAAGGACAAGGCGTTCCGTGCCGCCCTCGACGCGAGCATGGCTGGCAAGGCGTTCACCCTCACCGAGGAGGAGCCGAGCGATGACGTCCCGTTCTAAGTCGACGCCCGCCCGCGAGTGGAAGCAGGTCCGCATTCCGCCCGACGAATGCAAGGCCATCCAGTCCTACGCCTCGAGCGTAGGGCTGGCCTTCCCCGCCGCCCTGAGGCTGGTTCTGAGGGCTGGCCTAGGTTGGCATACCCCCATGAGCAAAGCCCTGTCTGGGGCCAATCCTGAGGGGTCCCAGCGTATGACAAAATAGTTTGCGAATCGTGTTGCACGGTGGGGCACGGGTGGTACGGTGGGTGTCTAGCAACCACCCAGCATATCACCACCATGAGCAAGCACACCAAGTACAACAAGGCCCCCCACACCGTCGACGTCTCCAGCATCCACGAGGACTACAAGTCCACGCGTCGTGACAGCAACGACGAGGCTCGCTGGGTCGACGGCTCCAAGTACGGTCGCACCTTCTACATCGAAGGCGTGACCGACAACGGCACCGAATACAACGCCCGCGTCGGCGTCCTCATCCAGACGTGGGAGGACATCAACGCCGAAGGTCAGTTCGTCCATACGACGAACGTCGTCGTCGAGCGGTTCTTCGACGTCAACGGCTACATCCCGACGCCCGAAGGCCGCGGCATCGGCTGGAACCCCAGCCAGTTGACCGAGGAAGAACTCAACGCCGAGGACATCGCTCAGGAGCAGGTCAACCTCGAGGTCACCCGCTACCTCAACGCGGTCGAGTACTCCGTGCTGTCGACCCCCGACGACGCCCGCCTGCCGTTCGCCACTGGTGCTCGTGCCATCCTCGACGCCATCAAGCGTGCCGCGGTCTACTCGCACCTGAACCTCCGCTAATCTCCAACCAACCACGAACATGAACGATATCAACGACCCCCAGTACCACCGCCTGCTGAAGAAGCACGCGGACCTCATCACCCTCGTCGACGGCACGCTCGGTGCCGCAGGCGACGACCACCTGACCGCCGCCCAGCGTCAGAGCATCGAGACGCAAATCGACGCGGTCGCCGCGGACCTCGCGGCTATCGAGTGGGAACACTACGACCGCACCCACCCGCTCGGCGACTACCTCGCCCAGCACAGCAAGGAGGTGACGAAATGAGCCTCAACCACATCGGGTGCTTCTCCATCCTCAGCCAGCCTGAGCGGTGGGACGAGTACGACGACGCCGACCTGCACGTCGTGCTCGAGGCCGTCGCCGCCGAGCCGCACCTGTATCTCACCTCGGGCCAGACGTGCCGCCACGTCGAAGCCTTGCAAGCCTACCTCGGTCTCGACGAGGGCGACGAATGAGCGACCACGTCTTCGGCGAGGGCCAGCCGCCCAGCGACCAGCCCGCCCCTAACACGGGCGGTCAGTGGTCTCGCTACATCCGCCGCCTGCGGCTCGCCAAGTCTCTTGGGGCGACGCGGCACATCTACATCAGCCGCGTGCCCAGCGTGCTCCGCGAAGTCGTCGTCAGCGTCGAAACGTTCCCCGACAACGAGTGGGTCTACACCCACGTCGAGACATGGAACCGACCGACCGCTCTCAACGTCCTCGGCTCGGACATCTTGAACGCATTCGACGCGACCACTACGCACCCCGTCCGTGCCCCGTTACAGACCGTCAGGGACGCCGATGGCACCGTGCTCTACCCCAACGTCCCGACGTGGTCCATCGGGGTCCTAGCGGCCCAGTCCACGTATGACACTGCAACCGAACAATAGTTCTACTCCCACCTTGACCTACGCCCTGACACGGGCACATTGCACCTCTGCCACTACTGGCACCAACAACCCAAAATACCAATAAGAACATGCCTACCATCAACACCATCATCACCCGCGAAGACGTCAACGTCGCCGACAAGGCGGCGGTCTTCGAGGTCATCCGCGACGCCGTCATCGGCTCGTTCCTCGACGCGTGCCCCTCGGGCGTGACCGCCGAGGTCCGCGAGTACGACAGCACGACCCTCGGCCTTTCGGGCTGGGAGGTTCGCGTCAACGTGTCCAAGGCCCTCGCCGAAGTCGTCGCCCGTCACGAGGGTCTGAACGCCATCGGTGCTGGCGTGCACAGCAACGCGGCGTACGGCGTCCAGCGTGAGGTCGTTCGCGGCTACGGCGAAGACATCCAGTTGGCCTTCGTTCGCCTCGTGCCGAGCCGCGGCTACGGCAACGCCCCGACGACCTACGACCTCGCCGTGACCGTCAACGCTCTCGCCGTCGGTTCCGACGACCGCAACCAGCACGTCTCGACGACCGAGGACAAGGCGTTCACCGCCCGCACCATCCGCGTCGCGAACATCAGGGCCGCGGCGAAGAAGCAGGGCACCGCTATCTACGACGCCCTGCTCGACGCTCAGGTCCGCATTGCTCACCTCGAGCAGACCGCGACCCAGACCATCGCCCACCGCACCGCGACCGCCGAAATTAAGGCCGCGGTCAAGGCGGACCATGGCATCAACGTCGAGTGGTCCAACCGCCACGACGCGACGACGGGCACCCTGTCGTTCCCGTACCTGACGCCCGCTGACGCCCTCCGCATCCTCGAGGCGGTCAAGGCCCTGCCCAACCCCGCCTCTGCCCGCTAAGGGCAAGCGGGACCCCTTCCATCCAACAACCAGAACAAGACCATGAGCGACATCAAGACCAGCCGCGTGACGTACACGAAGTACGGCACCACCATCACGACCAAGTTCCTCTCCGCCACGGGGAGCCGCGGTCCCCGCATCAAGGCCAGCATCGTCGGCGTCGACTACCCGTCGCGGACCACGGGCTGGGACTACGAACTGGGCCTAGGCTCCCACGGCAAGGCCGCTCAGGCCCTCGCCGAGGCTTGGTCCAACGGCCTGTGCAAGGGTGCCGATATCCGCCTCATCGGCGGCATCGTCGCCGACGGGGTTTACGCATGGCACGTGGTGTTCGAGGGCTAATTGTCATAGCCCTCCTTTTTTTGTTGTACGACCATAGAACTTCCCTTCTACTCCCAATCGCCATCAGGCACCAACAACCCAAAAAACACCATGAGCAACAACACCACCATCACCGTCACGAACGTCACCGCCGACCTCGTGCTCACCCTCAAGCCCAAGCAGTTCTGGGACCTCGCGAGCGACGTGCTCACCGCGGTCGCCCCGCTCCTGCGGGCCAAGGCCAAGGAGTGCGAGGCCGTCTACCGTGCCGCTCAGGACGCTGGCAAGGCTTCCTACGGCTCCGACGCCTACGCTCAGTGGGACCTCGCGTGCAAGTGCCGCGACTGGGCCGAGAAGGCCGAGCGTCTGCCGAAGAAGCGTATCGAGGACGCCGCCAAGGCCGAGCGTGCCAAGGCCAAGGCCAACAAGGCCAAGAGCGACAAGGAGCACGTCCGCCTCGTGACGCCTGAGTCCGTGCTCATCCGCGAATCGCTCGAGGTCTGCCGCAAGCACATCGCCGACTCGCACTTCGCCCGTGGCAAGGTCGCCCTCGCCCACTGGACCAAACTGCTCGTCGAGTTCATCGCCGCCAACCCGTCGTCGACGAAGACCGTCGAGGTCGGCACCAAGGGCGAGACCTACACCTACGCCGTCGGCAAGTCCTACTACGACTTCAGCCGCCAGTTCCGTGGCGAGCGTGGCCCCCGCGAGGAACTCCTGCTCGTGAAGGAAGAGAACACCTTCTCGCACCAGACGCCCGTCGCCAACCGCACGCTCAAGGCCGCTCACGTCGCCGAGCGTACGCTCCGTGCCGAGGCCGAGCAGTACGCCGACTTCGTCATCGCCACGTACGCCTACCGCGTCGCCGAACGTACCGTCGCCCGCCACTACGCCGCCGTCGGAAAGAAGTACGCCAAGGTCACCGCCGCCAAGTCGGATAACGACCAAGTCTGGGACGGTGCCGTCATCACGGTCAGCGTCGGCGAGCACACCTACCAGTTCCGCACGACCTGCATCCTGAACTACAGCGTCTACGGCAAGCCGTTCAACCAGTGGCCCACCCGCGAGATTGCCTCGAGCCACGAGGACGAGACCACCCTCGAGAAGTGGTCCGCCTAATCACCCCGAACCAGACCACGACCATGGAAGCCGAACCCATCCACGCCCCCGCCGCCATCGCCGCCCTCACGGCGGCGGTGCACGCGGCAATCACCGACGAACTGGTCGCCCACCGCGTGGGCACCATCGCCGCCCAGCAGGACGCCCGCCAAGCCCTCTGGAACGCCCGCCACGCCCTCGAGGTCGCCCACCTCGAGAATCGGGTCCAGCACCTGAACCAGCGGGCCTTGGCGAGCGGCTACGCCTGCGACGTCGACGACGCGGTCGACGCCGAGCACCGCCTCGCGGCCCTGAAGGCCAGCGGCCCCCGCACCTGAGACCTTGCCGCCCTGCACACCACGCCCCCAACCTGCCGAGCATACTCGAGGCGGTGGACAGCAGGGCGGCTCCTCTGGACCTATGACACTGGGCCTCACGAAAGTGGGGCCTTGGTGTTGACAGGGGGTAGCACACCTGTTCCACTGGAGCCTCACCCAGCAACCCATACGACCATGAGCACCATCCACAATCCCTCCCAGTTCAACCCCGAGCACTACGACGTCGTCGACTACATCGACGCGGGCGAAATCGCTTCCATCTGGTCTGGCTACAACAGCCTCGCCCAGTCCAACCGCGAAGCGGGATGCCCCGAGTTCAACGCCGCCGCGTACGCCAAGGCTCAGGCCGACGAGAAGGCCGTCCGCGACACGTACGAGAAGTACTTCGGCGTCCGCTCCTGCCCCACGCAGTGCCAGCACTGCGGCACGGGCCGTGCCCGCTACTTCGCCGTCGCGTTCCACAAGCCGACCAACACGCACATCGCCGTCGGTCACATCTGTGCCGACCACCGCCTCGGCCTCAGCGTCGACGAGTACCGCTTCGACCGCCTGAAGGAACGTGCCGCCGCTATCCGCACCGAGCAGAAGCGTGACCTCGCCCTCGCCAAGTTGGCTGAGTCCGACGCCGAACTCGCCGACGCCTTCGACGCCGCGAACTTCGACGCCCGCCACGAGGCCACCGCCATCGCCCGCGAGCAGGCCGCTCTCGGTCTCACCGCCGAATCCACCGACGCCGAACGCAACGCCGTCGCCGCCGCCGTCATCCGCGGCATCCAGTTGCTCGGCTCCATCTCCGCGACCGCCCGCCGCTACGACTACGTCGTCAGCGACAAACAGCGTGCCGTGCTCCTCAGCGGCCTCGACAAGAGCCGCCAGTTCGCCGCCGCGAACCTCGAGCGTGTCCGCACCGACGCCGCCCTGAAGGCCAACCTCGGCAACATCGCCGCCCTCGAAGGCCGCGTGACCCTCAAGGGCCGCGTCGCCTCCCTCAAGCACATCTCGAACGACTACGGCACCGTCACCAAGTACCTCGTGGTGCTCGAGGACGGTCGCAAGACGTTCGGCTCCCTGCCCGCCGACATCAGCGTCACCTACAGCCTGTCCGCCGAAGGCCACCTCCAGCAGTCGTGGAACCCAGTCGACGTCGGCTCCCTCGTGGAGTTCGTCGCCACGGTCGAGCAGAGCGACCGCGACCCCCTGTTCTACTTCCACTCCCGCCCCGTCATCACGAAGGCCCTCAAGGCCCTCCACAAGGCCCAGCAGGCGGGCAAGGTCGGCTGACCCCTCAGGTCACCCCTCAGGCCCTATGACACGTGACCGTGAAATAGATGGCCTGAGGACTTGACCACCACTCGAACACCTGTTCTATTCACCTCGTCGCCCTGAGCGGCATCCAACAACCAAACCATACCAAACACCATGAACAACAACACCGCCATCAACAACCAGAACGTCATCGCCCTCGCCTCCGCGTGGACCGCCGCTTCTGAAATCACCCGCGTCGCCTTCGAGGCGTACGACGCCGCCCAGTCGCTGTCGAAGCGGAGCAAGTCCCGCGACCTGCTCATCGCCGCGACCAAGCCCGCGTACGATGCCGCCAAGGCCACGTCCGACGCCGCGTACGCTACGTTCACCGAAGCCCGCGACGCCGCCTACGCCGCCATCGAGGTCGCCCACCTCGACGCCGCCGTCGACTCCGCCCTCCAGCGTGCCACCGTCCGCCTCAACGTCGACTACGCTCAGGTCGCCAGCCTGAACGCCATTGCCTCCCGCTTCCGCAAGAGCGTCGAGCAGGGCGAGTTCAAGGGCCTCCAGAACATCGGCCTCAGCGGCCTGTTCGAGGGCATCGACGTGACCATCGAGACCAGCCACCGCAACACCATCCGCCAGTTCGACGTCGGCTTCACCCTCGTCCGTGAAGGCCGCGAGGGCAAGAAGTACGTCAGCCGCTTCAGCCCCGTCCGCGTCGACCTCGACGGCTTCAACCTCACCTCGACCAACATCGGTCGCGACGAGATTGCCGCCCACTCGTTCAGCAAGGCTTGGCAGGTCGCCGAGATTCTCGCCGACGTCTGCACCGCCGCCGCCGCCCTCGTCGACGCCGACCGCAAGGCCCTCAACGCCACCCTCGACGCCGTGTTCGACGCCGCCGACGCCGCCCGCAAGCCCGTCACCGCCCAGTAAGCCCCAGCGGCCCACCAGCCGCCCCTCAGGCCCTGCCTCACCAGCAGGGCTTTTTTGTGCCCCCACGCCAGACCAGCCCAGCGTGCCCTCCAGCCCCCTCAGGCCATCCCACCCCACCCAATCCCCTCCCTAGCCCCTATCCCCGCTCACAAGCCCGCCTAGGCCCCAAGGCCAGCCTGCCCGCTCGCGACCGTCAGGTGCCCGTAAGCCCCTAGGACCTAGCCCACCTTTGCCCCCCATCCTTCGGATGCCCCAGACCACAGTGGCAATGGCCCAAAAGAATAGCCTCCTGTGCCCGTACAGGCCACTGTCATAGCATGCACGGCTCAGTGCCCTGCCCAGTGCCCAAGCCCACCTCCTAGGCCCAGCCAGCCCGTCAGTTACGAACCGAGTCATACCCGTGTCATAGGTCCGCCGCCTGACCAGTGTCATACACTGTCATACCAGCCAGTGTCATAAACATCTGTCATAGCCTTTCCCGTCATACGTGTCATAGGGGGTGGGGGGGGTCTCGTGTGTCATACGCGACGGTTGCATCTACGCATTACAACCCACAGAATTATTTGCCAAAAGAGGCTTGCAGTGTGTCATACTAGCCGCATTTACTTGGGTCCATGGATGACTCTGTCCCCGTGAAGGAAGCCGACGTCGCTAGGCAACTAGGCATGCAACGGAAGGCATTGTCCGATTTGCGTAATACGGTGCTAGAAGCCGATGATTATTTTCGTGAGGAGGGGAAAAAGCCCGAATCTATGCGGATTGTGTGGCTACGCCCCTCTGGGATAAACAAGATTTCTGTTCATCTTGGCCTAAAGACCGAAGATGTGGCCCCAAAAAAAATCGCTTCGGCGGCTGACGCCGCCGAGGTTCGCACCTTCACTGTCCAAAAGGTGATGCCCAGAAACCCTTATCTCGTCGAGGTGCTCGCTGAGAATGGGGAGAAGGGGATTATGAGGGTTAAGGATTCTACCAAATGGGTGAGGGGCATGAAAGTGGAATGCCGCAAGGGTGGGAACTACACCAAGTGGCTCATCCCGCTCCGCAACCCTCGCTACAAAGGCCGCTTCTAATCATGCTCAAGTTTACCAAAGGTAACTCATACCTGCCGAAAGGCACGTGGTCGTTTAACCTCCCGAGCGGGTGGTCATGCCCGCAGGCACGCGAATGCCTTGCGATGGCGGACAAGCACGACGGCAAGATTACCAAGGGCAAGGAACAGACCTACCCCTGCTACTCGGCTACGGTCGAACGCTACCCAGCGGTCCGCAAGCAGGTCTGGGCCAACTTCGACACCATCAAGCACCGCAAGTACGAGGAGATTGTCCGTGCCCTGATGGAGGCCCTTCCCGTCAAGGCTACCCACGTCCGTATCCACGGCGGCGGCGACTTCTTCAGTCAGAACTACTTCGACGCGTGGCTGGCTGTGTGCCGCCTGCGACCAAACGTCCAGTTCTGGGCCTTCACCAAGTCCCTGCCTTTCTGGGTGGCACGTAAGGATGAAATCCCAGTGAACCTTTCCCTGACCGCCTCGTATGGCGGTCGTAGCGATTTTCTAATCGAACAGCACAACCTTCGGTACGCCATGGTTGTCCAGTCCGAGGAGGAGGCCAGTGCACGGGGCCTGCCCGTCGACGTGAACGACTTCCACGCGATGCGTCGCGGCGGCTCGTTCGCCCTAGTCCTCAACTCCAAGCGTAAGAAACTTCCCCCCAAACAAAAATGAGCAAAAACAGCAAGAAGGCCCCTAAGGCCAAGAAGTCCAAGATGAACAAGCCCGTCCGAGGAGGCAAGCGATGCTAGTCTTCATCATCGGTCTGGTCATCGGCATCATTGTCGGTGCCGCGGCGGCAGTCCTCGTCGCCCGAAACAACCGTGCCAAGGCGGAACGCGTGTTCCTTCAGGCCGACAAGGTTTCGGAGCGTTACAAGGACTACATGACCAAGTGGAACGGCAAGACTGAAGGCGAAGATAAGCACTGATGTTCGAGGCTAAGAATCCAAACCGAAAGGCTACCCGACGCTATGCGAAGGGTAAGTCCTACTACGAATCCGCTGTGAAGTTTCAGATGCGGAAGAAGGGTGGGACGTTGAAGTCCTCGGCGGCTCTTCCTAGCAATCGAGAGTACCACCGAAACTACAGTAGGAAACTACGCAGTAAGGGCGGTGCTTAACCTCACTCCTCATCCTGTTCTCAAGGCCCCCAGTGCGGACGAAATCCGCAAACTGGTGGCTGAACATGGTGAGGAGAAGGTCCTTCACATCCTTCAACTCCGCGAAGACAAGATTCAGGCGGAGAAAACGGACCCGTATCGGCACGGGTACGAGCCATTTTACTGGAAAGACGCCGACAGACTGCTCGAGGAGAACGACGAGATGCTCCTGAGCGGCGGAAACCGTGCTGGAAAGACCGAGTACGCGGCAAAACGCGTGGTCTACACGCTCGTGAACAAGCCGAACAGCCGTGTTTGGTGCCTTCACACGACTTCCCAGTCCTCAATCCAGATGCAACAGAGCATCATCTGGAAATATTTGCCCGCTGAACTGAAAACGGTGAAAAAAACGCGGGTCACCAACATCTCCTACACCCAAAAGAACGGTTTTTCCGAGAACTCGTTCGTTTTGCCCAACGGAAGCCAGTGCTTCTTTATGAATTACGCTCAGGACCGCACTGTTATCGAAGGCGGCGAGACGGATTTCATCTGGTGCGACGAATTAGTGCCTCTGGACTGGGTTGAGACGCTCAGATTCCGAAATGTGACCCGCCGAGGCAAGTTGCTGGTCACCTTTACGCCGATTACTGGCTACACGAACGTCGTTAAGGACTATTTGGCTGGCTGTCGCATCATTCAGACCCAGCCGTCGCGTCTGTTGGACAATTCCCGCAACGTGGTGAACTGCAACAGCGGTACCATGCCCTACGTCGCCAAGTGCGTCCGAAAAGGGGCAGTAGCAATGTGGTTCTTCTCCGAGTTCAACCCTTACAACCCTTTTGAGCAACTGGCGAAGAGCCTGAGCGGCAGAACTCAGTATGAGGTGAAGATTCGAGCCTACGGATGGGCTGAATCGCTCCAAGGCACCCAATTTCCGCGTTTCAACGACATCCACGTCCTCGAGCACTCGAAAGTGCCCTCTGGAGGCATCAACTACTTTGCCTGCGACCCTGCTGGTGCCAGAAACTGGTTTATGCTCTGGATGAGGGTAGCCGAGGACGGTACGCGGTATGTGTATCGAGAATGGCCCGACATGTCTGTCGGGGAGTGGGCATTGCCCTCAGAAAAGGCTGACGGCAAGATGGGACCAGCCCAGACCATGAACTCTGGTCGCGGCCTCGACGAATACATCCATCTCATCAGGTCCCACGAGGGAACCGAGAATATCGTCGAGCGGTACGTCGACCCGCGTGCTGGCAACACTCAGGCGGCTGGCATGGAGCACGGGACGAGCATTATCGAGATGTTTGCGAACAGCGAGGACCCTATGTACCTCACGCCAGCGAGCGGCATCCAAATCGAAGAGGGCGTCGGCCTGATTAACGATTGGCTGGCCTACGACCAGAACCAGCCCATCAGTGCAGTGAACCAGCCCAAACTGTACATTTCTGACAAGTGCCAGAACCTGATTTACTGCCTACGCGAGTGGACTGGACGCGACGGGCAGAAAGGTTGCTCCAAGGACCCTATCGACTGCCTTCGCTACCTCGCGGTGATGAATCCGCAGTACGAGGACGAAAAGACCTACAAGGCGTCCAACCCATTTTCCTACTAACATGACTCCGCCACTCCTCTCCCGCAAAGCCGCGTCGCAACTGACGGGCCTGTCCGTAAGATACCTCGACAGGCTTCGCAAGGACGGCACCCTCCGCACCTACGTCACCAAGGGGGGCCATCATCGCTTTTACCGAGACGAACTTATTCAACACATCAAACTACATGAATCCTCTATACCCCAAGGGCAGTCGCACGGTTGACGCCACCGCTCAGGCTTCCAAAAAGCCTGACATTGATAATCTTATCCGCGAGTTCAACGACAGCCTGTACAACGGCTCGTCGCTGGACCGCCTCGCCGCGATGGACGACATCCGCTTCTGCCGCTGGGGCGGGCAGACCGACGACGGCAAGAAGCACAGCGACCCGCGAGGCAACGGCAACCCTGCCATGCCGTGGGAAGGTGCGTCCGACGTCCGCGTCCGCCTCGTCGACCGTACCATCAACGACCTGACCGCCCTGCTCATCACGGCGTTTCAGCGTAGCATCCTGCGGGTGAGCGGTGTCACTTCCGAGGACGCCGCCAACGCCTCCGCCGCTGGCACCATGATGCGGTGGCTCCTCGAGGGCCGTCACAGCCGCGAGATGTATCAGGAAGCCTACCTTGGTTCCCAGTACGCCCTCCAGTACGGCTGGACCGTGTTCCACGTCACGTGGGAGCAGACCACGTCCATCCGCCGCCAGAAAATCACGATGGAGGACATTCAGGCTATCGCCGAGATGCAGAAGGAGCAGGACCCGAACGGCATCATCACCCGACTCCCCGAACTGATTACCGACGAGAACAACGACAACTACCTTGCCCAGTTGCTCAGTGCCGTGATGAACAACGCCAAAATCTCCGACTGCAAGAAGATGGTCAAGGACCTCCGCGAGAACGGCATCGCCGAGATTGAGGAGCCTTACGTTCTCAGCAACTCCCCGTGCGTCACTGCTCTCAAGCCGTACGACGAAATCACCTTCCCGCAGGAAACCACGGACCTCAGCCGTGCCCGCGTCATCTTCCGCCGTACGTTCCTCACCGAGGTCGAAGTGCGTGCCATGGAAAAGACCGACGGCTGGAGCAAGGAGTTCATCGAGCAGGCTTGTGCCAGCATCGGCAAGGCTTCGATGTACAACGACCCGAGCCTCACGCCCGTCACCAACGTGCTCACGACCAACGTCTGGCGTGGTCGCAACATGATTGAAATCGTGTACTCCTACGCCCGCCAGATTAACGAGGAAGGCGTGCCAGCCATTTACTACACGGTCTTCTCACCGCAGGTAGGCAACAACGTCTGCGGCAAGCACGAGATTCTCGACTACTACCATGGCAAGTACCCGTTCGTCGGCTTCCGCCGCGAATGGATTCGTCGAGCCATCATGGAGTCCCGAGGCATCCCCGAGGTCAGCCGCACGGACCAAGACGAGGTCAAGGCCCAGCACGACGCTCTGCGTGACCGCACCGCGATTGAAACCCTGCCGCCTATCCGCGTCAGCAAGCGAATCGGTGCACTTAACCGTCTCGGACCTGCCGTTCAGTTGCCTGTCACCACTAAGGATGACTACACGTTCATGGAGCCGCCCGCGGGCAACCCGCAGGTTGCGTTCAGCATGATTGAACGCGTCGAAGCCCAGCACGCCTCTTACTACGGCCTCACGTCCAAGTACGTCGAGGACGTCCGTTCCCAGTTGCTCCAGCAGACGCTCGTCAACTCGTGGCTTTCCGCTTGGACCGAAATCTACCAGCAGGTGTTCGCACTGGCACTTCAGTACCTTACCCCGCAGGAAAAGGTCCGCATCTGCGGCGTCGACCTGCCTTCTCAGGCTAGCGAGATTCAGGGCGGCTTCGACTTCATCATCAAGTTCGACGTCCGCGAGGTCGACACGAACCTCGTCATCGAGAAACTCGACGCCCTCACGAAGTTTGCCATCCCGCTCGACTCCTCTGGCGTCATCGACCGTACCAAACTCATCAAGAAGATTATCGAGGCCATCAGCCCTGACTTGGGCAAGGACCTCATCGTCGACAGCGAGCAGGCCAGCCAGAAAATGTTCCGCGACGTTCAGACCGACATCGGCCTCATGTTGCTCGGCAATGCCCCGCAACTTGTCGAGGGCGACCCGACCGCTCAGTCCAAGATGCAGTTGGCCCAGCAGATTCTGCAACAGAACCCGAAGGCCCAGCAGGCCCTACAGGGCGACCCTCTGTTCCAGCAACTCTTCCAGACCTACGTCCAGAACCTTACCATGTCCGTTCAGCAGGACCAGAACAAGCAGACTGGACGCACTGGCGTGGCCCCTGAGGGCACTTCCATGGCGGAGCAGGTCAAGTCCTTCATCGAGCAGGCCCGCGAGGCCCAGAAGGCACGTGGGCAGGGCGAATCAGCGGCTAAGGCTGACTTCGCGGCTCAGGGCCTTCAGGAGCAGGAAGCCATGGCCCAGCAACAGCAGGGTCAGATGCAGGCTCAGGACCAGCAGGGCCAGATGCAGGCCCTCATTCAGGAACTCGTCCAGCAGGGCGTACCTGAGGAGCAGGCCGTTATGATGATTCAACAGCAGATGCAGGGCGGCGGTCAGCCCCAGCAGGCCCCGCAGGAAGGTGCTATGCCGCCTCCTATGCCTGAAGAGATGTAATCTCCCATGGATAAACCTACCTACAAACCGACAGAAGATACGCTCCAGAAACTTGCGTTCAGGGGCAAGAACGAGGCGTGGGAGACCGCGTTGCACGTTCTGGACACGTTCATCGAGATTGAGGTCGCAAACGCTATCAGGCCGAACCTTTCCGACGCGGATAGGGCACACGCGTGCGGTCGGGCCGACAGTCTCGCTGATTTGAAGAACCACTTGTCCGAAATGCGTTCTGAGGCTCAAAGACGGTACAACATTCCTGACGTTGAGTAAATCTTGCTCAATCATGCCTGAAGTCACCAACCCGTCCGACCCCAGTTGACGGGCGGTAATTTTTGCAAAAAGTCCACCTTAGGTTCTTGGACCTTCCCAAAAAACCATGTCTGTCCCTTGCAGGACGTAAAACCGCATGACTACCGAAAACGAAAATCAGGGTACTAACCCTCAAAAAAGTCAGACCGAAATTGGCGGTCTGAACGTAGAGAACCTCGCGTCTCTACTAGACTCCTCTGGGCTGTCCAATTCGCCCCAGACGGATGCCGCCGAATCCGTGAACCAGACGGCGGAAGCCCAAGAGTACCGCGTTGAGGACCCTCTAGCCGAGGGAGCAATCGCAGGACTTGGCATTGATAATGAGTCATCCCAGAACACGGCAGTGGGCCGCGAGGATGATTCGGAACAGGAAGACGGTATCCCCAAGCACATCCAGAAGCGTATCGACAAAATCACCGCCAAACGCCGTGAGGCGGAAGCGGAAGCCGACCGACTTCGGAAGCAACTTGAGGATTTGCAGAACAAGAAGGACGAGGTAATCCCTGCGTCTTCGCGTGCGAAGAACCCGTTCAGGAGCATCACCGACGAAGCGGCTCTCAGCAAGGCTGTTGAGCAGGCCCGTCAGGTACGCGACTGGTGCGAGGAGAATCCATACGGAGGCGACATTCCCCGTTCTGACGGTTCGTCGGTGCATGTAGACGAGACTGAAGTTCGTCGGATGAAGATTCAGGCCCTCAAGGACCTTGAAAAGAACATCCCCGAGCAGGCTTCGTTCCTTAATGCCCGCAAGCACTTCGACCCCATCGCGGAGCAGGAATACCCGTGGTGGAAGAAGAAGGATACCAAGGAGTACAGTACGGCTATTGCACTCCTGAAGAACTTCCCAGAACTGACCGAGTTCCCTGACTACAAACTCGTGATTGGGGACTTCGTCCTCGGCATGCAGGCCCGTCAGGCGAAGAAGGCAGTCCGTCCCGAATCTATCACGAAGCGTGCCCCGTATCAGCCCAGTCGCCCCTCTGCTAGCCCGAGCACGCATTCAAACACTAAGAATGTTTCGGAAGTGGAGAGTCGGTTCCTTAAGACTGGTTCTAAAGATGACTTGGCATCGCTCATCGAGTTGAAACTCGGTCGTTAGTTGTCGGTTTAACCTCTAAATATTACTACTATGGGACGCTTATTTGAACGTGACCTTGGAAACTACAACGCCGCTAATGCGGAAAATCGCGTCGGTCGCCGCGAAGACATCGCTGATATGATTACGATGGTGGACGCGAAGGACACCCCCTTCACCACCATGGCCCGTAAAGGTGCCGAACCGTCGAACACCCTGTTCCAGTGGCAGGTTGACAAGAACCCCGACCCCCGCGTCATGCCCGTCATCGACGGTACTGACGAGTCGCTCACTGGCGACACGGCTGGCGGTGCCAAGATGGACCAGTACACCATCGGCTACCGTGCTACCCTCGCGGCCTACCCTCAGATTTTCCGCCGCAAGTTCGGTGTGTCTAAACTGACGGAGTCCAACATGGTCAAGGTCGCTGGCGTCGCTTCCGAACGCTCCCGCCAGATGGCTAAGGCCATGCTCGCGATGAAGCGTGACGTCGAAGTCGCCCTCACCTCGAACCAGACCGCTCAGGCTGACAACGGCTCCGTTGGCTACCGCACGCGTGCTCTGGACTCTTGGACCAAGACCAAGTGGGAAAAGGACACCACCCTCCCCGTTCCCGACGACTACTGCGTCCCTGCCGATAACATCATCGCCGCCTCCGCGACGAAGACCATCGGTGGCGTCAGCCGCACCGTCGCGAACGCCAACGTCTGCTCTGGCCCGTCTGCCCTTAATGAGTCTCACGTTCAGGACCTCCTGACGGCTCAGTACAAGCAGAGCGGTCAGAACAAGACCTATGACGCCCTCGTCGCGGTCAACCTGAAGCGTGCGTTCTCGAACCTCGTCTACACGACCCCGAACGGTGCCGCTCAGTCCGCCAGCCCTATCCGCACCCTGCGTGAAGGCGGCGAATCGACCTACACCCAGTACATCGACGTCTTCCAAGGCGACTTCGGTCAGTACAACCTCCACGTCTCCAACTGGCTCGGCTCGCTCGATATCGACCCTGCCAGCGGCACCTACGGTAACTTCACGCCTGACCTCGACAAGGGTTTCGTGATTCCGTTCGAGCACGTCGAAGTTCGCTACGGCGGCAACATTGCCGAAGTCATCGAACTCACCGACAACGGCGGCGGTCCTCGTAATGCCATCGAGATGGTTCTGGGTCTTTGCATCCATAACCCGCTCCTCTTCGGCAAGTTCGACTTCTAATCGAACGTGGACCTTTCGCTTGAACTAGCCAAAGGAGTCCCCGAGCAACTTCTCAAGGAGTTGCATCAGGAACTCATCAACGGCTGGAACATCCGAAAGGTCCAGAACGAGGCGGCTGTCCGCCGTCGTGCCGCTTTTAACCACAGCGGCAAGGCCAACACAGTGGAGGGACTCGGTCAGTTGATGATGCGGGTCCCTCCTGATGTGTGGCATTTTTGGGAAATGAAACTCGGTAAGGGCTGTTGGTCGGACAAGGGCTTCCTCGCTTACATGCGTAAGCACAACCCAGAACTATTCGTCAAAACCACCACCAAGACTCAGGTCGTCGTCCAAGGCAGAAAGCCTAGCGGCATCGTTGACCAGTTTGGTCGCTCCCTATGAGAACCGTAGATTTCAGCACCGTCCTCCTCGACGCCATTAACCTTTGCGGTTATGACGTCTCCAATGTTTCGGACCAGAACTTCCGAACCATTCGCCAATTTTGCAACCAACGCCTTCGCATGGCTTGGGAGGCTTACCCGTGGTCTAGCCTCACGGTCTTCGCCCAACTCACCATTACCAAGGACGCCAACAACGTGACCAGCATGACCGTACCCGCGGACGCTGGCGAGATTGTAGGCGTATACACCCAGAACCCGCTGGCTACCACTCAGGCCACGTACGTCTCGTACGCCCTGACGACCATCGCTGGGGTCGAGAAAATCGTCGTGATGTCGACCGACGCGACTGGGTACTACGTCGAGTACCGAACCAAACGCCCTGAGATTCAGGGAGAACTTTACAAGAGCCGTGACTACGCCACTGGCTCCTACGTCTACTTCGACACTGGGTCCAACTCTGGAACCTATATGCCTGTCGAGGGCTTCCCGCACCACGGCAACTTCTACAAGGCCAAGGCCAACGTGACCTCAGCCAATAACCCCAGCAACGCCTCCCTGTGGGAGAAGGTTGAAATCCCGTACCTGTTTGGCTCCTACCTGAGCCGAGGCGTGTACGCCGACTTCCTCCGCTCCGAGCAACAGTACGAGGACGCCGCCAAGGCCGAGGGAGACGCCGCTGGCATCCTTGAGATGGAGTTCGACAAGGAACTTCGCCAGCAGGGTCAGGTCCGACGTATCAACTTTATTTCGTCTTACTAAAATGAGCAACATCACCTATCAGGGAGCCTTCATCAAAGGCTATGTCCACGCTGACACGACCGTCGGCACCTCCGCCGTTCAGGTACTGCCCACCGCTCCCGCTGGCACCCGCCGCGTTGCTCTGGTCGTCCAGAACACTTCCGCCACCGCCACCGTTCAGGCTATCTTCGCCGACACTGGTGCCGTAGGCATCCGCATCCCCCCGCTTGGTAGCATCACTCAGGAGAACTACAACGGCACAGTCCGCCTTATCTCCTCTGCCGCCAACACTCAGGTCCACATCGCCTACGCCAACTCCTAATGGGAATCTCCATCTCAGGTCCTAGCACCCAAATCCCGACCAATGTGGTCGAGGTTGGTAACGAGATTACACAGAACCAGTTGAACGCCATCACGGCGGCTCAAGTGCCTTCTACTGGGAATCCGTTCACGACTGTTTCTGCCGCGTACAACACCGCCGCCTCTCTTGTAGCAAATAAGCAGAACACGCCGACTGTCAGTTGGGGATTTTCTTTCCCTATCCCAACCGACAGACCGCTTGGCCTCCTTAATGGCAGTTGGGTTCCGTTGGCACCCACTGGAACAACTGTTGGAGAAGACTACGGTGCCGCCTACCCCCGCAGTAACACTTACAATTTTGACTTTCAAGACGGACAGTCGAATTACGTTTCTCTGAACGGAAGTGCAAACGTCGGGATGGATAATGTAACTTACTACTACTCAGCAGGAGACTATAACGGCAACATCCAGTCTGGCACTACTTCGACCAACTACCCTGCTACTGGCCCTAATTACACTAGCGGAGACTGGAGCAGTCCTGAAAACTACGCTAGTTACTACGATGGTTCGTATAACACGATGTACCGTTATGTGTACCGTGACGGTTCTGGCGGCTTCTACACGGCGGACAATCCGTACAACCCGCCGTACTAATGCCTAATGCTGAGTACAAGCAGGACCTAGACGGAGGATTCGTGGGCTTTGAAAGCCGCACGAACGCGTCCCTGCTGAAGGCTCAGTACTTGCAGTACTCCCAGAACACCCGCCTAGAGCGGGGCCATGCTACGGTACGCAAGGGTAACACCA